CCTATATGTTGATGACTGTGTTTTATAGTTGGAGCTAATAATGGATGCTCAGATATACTAGAGTGTGCTGAATGTACACAATATGGACATTCCTCAGCATATACCTTATCCATTTTTTCTTTAATTAGTGTTGTATCAATTTGTATTTGATATGTTGTTGATATTAACCAACCAGCAACACCCAACAAAAGAACACCAGCTAGAGATACAATTTTATTACTTAACTCTTTATTCATTTTTATTTTTTTTTATTTTTTGTATAGTGTAAATTATTGTAGCTAGCAATAATATAATTCTTAGAGTTACCTCTATATTAGTCAATGAAATGCCTAAAGCAAAAAAATTCATTATATATAATTTCATGTCTGTATATTCCATTTTAACTTAATTGTTCAACTCTGTTTGATAATTCTATAACTCCCTTAAAATAAGTGCCACCATCTGTATCTTCTTGGCTATAAGTAACACCCTCATTAACACATCCATAAACTTTAAAATTGTTAGATGATAAATCAAAATAACCACTTGATCTAGTTCTAAGCAAAGTTAAGCAAGTATTTACTAAGTAATTTGCATCTAAATCACCGCCAGAATCACCTTGAAATTTAGTAACAACCTCAATTCTAGTTATAATCTCACTAGTAAATGATTGTTGGTTTGAATCAATCTCATTTGTTGCTACACTATAAACCCAAATATAAGGAGCTGAAAATGATCTGCTAACTCTATTTGTAACTTGTACTGGTTGACCACTTAAACTTATAGTACCTAGTGTACTAATTATAGCTTGCCTTATAAACCTCATCGGATCTTTCATCTAATTTTACTATTTAATTTAGTTTCTATTTTTTTTGCAAAATTTCTAAACATAACCCTAGCTGGATTAAAAAAATATGGCTGTGGCTTTTGCTTACTTGTACCATATTCAACAAAACTTGAGTATTGCATTTCGGATACAATAGCAACTCCGCTACCATCTTTGCTATAATTTATTCCACTTTTTAATGCACCAGTATCAACTGGAGCTTTTAATTTTTGTTCTTTTACAATGTTTGCCGCTGCATAGGCAATCTCTTTACTATTAGCATTTTTAACAACAACATTTAAGTCAGTCAATATTTTATTAATATTGTTTAGATCTGCCTTATTAAATTTTAATTTACTTTTCATTATGAAAATGTTACTGCTTCAATAGTTGTATAAAAATCTGGTGTGCTTTCAAATAAATTAACAATTCTATATTTATAAGCATTGCCATCAATTTGTAAATAATACTCAAAATAATTGTTAGGTGAAACTAATGCCAAATCTCTAAATATTAATTTTATTTTTTTAGATTGTTTTCGGCTACCATTTTCAGTACTCATCTCACCACTTACATATTCAATATTTGCCCATAATGTAGTTAGTAAAGTAGGCGAATCAGTAAAGCCACCAAAACCATCAGTTGTTTGATTTAATCTATATACACCAATTCTAGTATCTAATTTGCCAGCATCCATTATAAGTACATTGCTTTATATGAGTTTAAAATATCTCTAACATCTGTTGGTATTGATTCAATATTACTTTTTTGATCTGAACTAAAGTCAGCTCTATTATCATAATAAGTTGATACTAATTGCATTATGGCAGATACCAACAATGAATCATTTAATCCAGATGTTACATAAACAACTTTTATTTTTTCAGATGGTCCACCATCAAGCTCTATGCTTTCATTATCCAAACCTAAAACAGAATATTCAACATCAACATCATTACTTTTTACACTTGTAATGCTACTGACTGGACCAAATGGCAAATCAAATAAGCCATTAGTTTCTGGAATGTAATATGTTCTATTTTTAGAAACAATATCCCTAGATATATAATTTTCACACCATATTCTAGCTTGTGTAATCATCCTGGTAATTATATTGTCATCAACACTAGAGCTAACTCTAATATAATCTTTTACAGTTGCAACCAATACAATCTCAGAACCCTCAGTTGAATTTATTTTATTTTGCCTCATGTTTAGTTTCTTTTGAATCTAGTTTTAGTTCCTTAGTTTCTTTTTTTACTTTTACTTCTTTTTTCTTAACTGGTTTTTCAATAGATTCACCCCAACCATTTTTAAGCCATTTGGCAACATTATTTTCTGGTATATCTAAAATATCACCCTCAATATAATTTTGACCATTTCTTTTGATTGATGTTAAAAGTTTAATTTTCATAGTATTATTTTTATGTAAAGATAAAAAAAAAGTGCCACTAGGTTTTAATTAGTAGCACTCTTAAACTTATTTATGAAATCAAGGCAAAGTTATTAAAATTTTCTTTATACTTTCCATTAGGATTTAACTTTAAACTTGTTTGCCCTAAATTAGGTATAATAAAAAACCCATTATTCCTTTCATCCCATAAAGCAAAATAATCAACATATTTTTTTTCATAGGATGCTAAACCAGTTCGCCTTAATGTAATTTGTATGCTATTTTTTCTTTGTGTTCGATCTTTGCCTAAATACTTAATTTGGATTTTAAAGAGCTTACCATTTTTTTCAAGAATGCAATCATAATAGCTGGCACTTAATAATGGCATTGATACATTATAACCTAGAGCAATAACTGTTGATGCAAAATGATATTCAGCAAAGCAACCTTTCTGGTTGTGATTCATGCACATAATATAAAAAAAAACCAGCTGAATTAACAACTGGCTTTTTAACAATCACAGATTTACAAAACAAAACAAAATTATTACAATGGTTGTGATTGCATTATTTTAACTATCTCTTGTGCATGATAGTATATTCTTAATTTTTTTGTGGCTGGTAATTTTTCAAATGTATTATGATCAACAGAGCTTGTTACTATTGTATCAACATCTAACACTACTATTTTATTTTTTATATTACTCATCTTTATTTGTTATTACTGCAATAGCCAATAAACCTAGTATTACAGCTGTTAATAAGTCGTTTGATAGTAGCATTGCCCTAAATGATAGAAAGAGCAGTAAACCCCCTAAAAAGTGCTTTATATAGTATCTATTCATTATTTAAAGTGTTTTTATTTACATCAGCAAATATTGAAAAGAGATTGTTTAGTTTTTGCCTTTCAAATCTAGCAAACTCTCTTTGTCTTTTAGTTTTTTTTAAGTTATGCTCAAACTTGTTTTTATTGTAGCTCATAATTATATATCTAACATTAAGATTAACATTATTGAATAAACAACTACATGAATAGCTATTAGCCATTTCCAGTTGTTCGGATCTTGTTTTAAAAATTTTTTGTACATATCAAACATCGCTTTTGTAAATACCATTATTATAAATATTTAATGCTTCTTTGATTGAATAACAAGCTGTTGTCAGTAAACCATAATCACCACGATTTTCAAAACAAACATCATTGTTTGCTACTAAAACATATTTAGGCGGTTTTTCACCATCATCAATACTATCGGCTAATAAACCCCAGTAAGGTAAATTATAATCAATTCTACAATAACCTTGTGCCTCTAATTGTTTTTTTGAATTTACTTTTTTTAAATCTAATTTCATGTCTAAGTTTTTAAAAGGGGGTTTTTACACCCCCATTGTTTTATTGTATTTTTTCTAATTTATTAAATAATTTATCTCTCTTGTCTATTAATCTCTGTAAATCTAATAATCTGAAATCTGGATAAACTTTTTCCGAGTTTTTAATTTCGTTACTTAATTTTTTAATTTTATTTTCAATTTCTCTTTCTTCATGTTTTAAATCGTATACTCTTAATCTATATTGTTTGTTTAATAATTTATAAACAATTTCTTGTTGTTTTGACCAAAAATTATATGCTTTTAAAGTTCTAACAATTCTAACTTGTGCATCTGCAAGGTTAAGTGCTTTAGTAAGTTTTTCAACAGTTTCATTATATCTTAAACTGTTATAAGATGTGTAGATTAATTCTTTTTTTGGAGTTTGTCCAAAATCTTTTTTTTGAACAGATGTGTAAATAAATTTTTTCATAATAATTATTTTTTGTTTTGTTTTTAATTATACACCAAAGATAAAAGAATTTTTTTAATTACAAAATATTTTTTGCATTTATTTTTAATTTATTTGAGTTTACCCCATAAAAAAAGGGGTAATAAATACCCCTTTAATTATAATAAAGAATATTATTATGGAGTTTCTAAAGCTGCTTTTGCAGTTGAGAATGATCCATTTACGAAAGCATTTGGCAAGTAGTTTGTTAGAGCAATTCTCTCGCTTACTCTTACAGTTACAAAACCATCTCTTACGTTTGTTCCATCTTCTCTAAAGAATTCAACATTTACATTATCTCTAATCCAAAGTTGAGTACCAACATTAAAGTTACCACATAAGAACGATCCAGCAGATAGTGCATTGTTAATTATAACTGGCACACCCATAAAGTTAGGTTGTAATCCAGAATACACTTGATCTTTTAGATAGTTGTTTTGGCTATCTTTTAATAATAAGATTTTATGAAAATCAGTTGGGTTTAACATTATGTAACTAGCTTGGTAGTTAGATAGTGCTAATTGATTTAATGATGCAACTAAAACATCAAATTCATTTGCTGATTCAACTGACTGGTAAAAAGCACCACCAGATGAAACATCAAAGTCAGCAGCATCAGTTATGATACCACTTAAATTTGGAGCAGTTCCATTACCAGATAAAATTTGAGTATCCTCAACATTTAATAATTTCTCTGGCGCTCTAGCTGAAATATAGCTAGTAAGCTGTGGAGTATCTGCTAACATTTCCTCAGAAATTCTAAAGTATGTTCCAATTTTTCTAACATTGCTGTCAGATGCAGTCATATCAAAATCAGATTGAGCTAATGTTGCTCCCTCTGCTGCTGTTGCAGCACCATTTGAATATCCAGATTCTTTTACAAATCTAATCACATCAGAGCTAGTTGATCCTTGTGGGATTAATTGTCTAACGTGAACTGGTCGTGTTGGATCATATTTATATCCAGCAACTCTATCAGCTGGAATGACCTCACCAGTGAAATCCGCTGCAACTGTCATATCCGCCTTAACAGAAAATTGTGCAGATCTTGAGTTACCTTTTACAAGGTTTTCAATAGCACCATCATTAATTGACTTCATTAAGCCACCTTTGAAAGTTAGATTTTCATTAGATTTTGCTTCAAAATGTTTTTTGTTAGCAACTTCCATTTGATCTAATCTCTCATTAAATTTGTTAGCAAGGTTTGAAATTTCGCCTTTCAGCATTTCATCTGCCTTACCATTAGCACTTTCTAGTGCTTGTCCATGAGCTTTTTCCAATTTAGCATCTATAAGATCGCCAATCTGGTCAAGCTGTTTTTTTACATTTTCTTCCATTTTAGTAAAGATTATTTTAAATTATTTAACAAGTATTTATAAATATCAACCTCTTGCTTAACTTCGACTGGCTCAGTAGTTTCAACAACTGGCTGAGTAGCATTAATGAAATATGTTTTAAGTTTGATTATTTCGGATTCTAAAGCATATCCCATATCATCTGAGATGTTGCCCTTTCTAAGTAGTTTACAAATATTATCATATCTTTTGTAAACGTGATCAATATTAGACATTCCTTTAACATCTAATATCTTAGCTTGATCATTTGCTGCTAAAGTAACAGCACTAATTTCATATAGTTTCACTTCTTTTATTTCTCTGTAATCACCTTTTTGTTCTTTTACTATTGGCATAATTCCAACAGAGTTTTCAGTAATTACTCCAGCTTTCATTAGTTCAATAACATCAGTACCTAGTTGAGTTTTAGGAACTTTCGCCACAAATACTAAACCTTTCTCATCTTCATAAAGCTCATCCATTTTTCCAATAGGTTGCATCATATCGTGTTGATATAAATACTTAACCCTAGAGCCATTTTCTTGAATTGTTTTTTGATATGCTCCTTTTCTTATAATATCTTGGTCGCTGTCTTTATTATCAAAGTATGAGCCATAACCTTTTACTATGCCATTCTTTTCATCAAAATCAGCAATTATATCACCTAGCGGAGCTGCCTTATAAATAAATTCCATATATGTATTTTTTGTAAAATTACTAAATTAATTTTTAATCCTTTGTTAGCTCATTAATTGCTAAGCCAACACCTATGTTAAATAACAACCCACTTGATGAGTTAGGTTGGTTGGTTTGATCTGGGTAATAAATAGCTGAGCATCTACAATTAACAACATTCAAAGCAGATCCCTCACCTGGTCGCATAATAGCTTCACCACCAACTATAAAAGAATCTTGATTTTTTACCTTTTGCCCATTAGCTTGTGCGTGCCAATCTCTTTCTCTGCCATCTAATGATGTGGACCATTCTTTAATTAAGTTTTCACCAGGAAAAACAGTTAAGGCACTTTGCTCAACTCCATAATTTGCAGCTCTAGTAGTTTCAGTTCTAACTAATCTTTGAGCTTGATACCTTGAATATCTTTTAAATTGTTTTTTTAGTATTCTAGCTTTTGCATCATAACCTAACCCCATAAACTCTGGATCAGAAAACAATCTTTGTGTTATTTTAATTAATGTCTTTTTA